TGTTGACGCAGATTTATTATTTAACAACTATGGTACTGAAACATTTAGTATTAGTGGATATTCAGTAAATAATACAAGTAAAGATGTTGGAATTTATCCATTTTATCAATCAGTATATTCACAAATAGTGAATGGATATAATCATTACGAAGTGTTGTCGGGTGCAACTTCATACACAGGTAACACAGTAAATGGTTCAATTATTCATAATATTAGATTTGGAACATTAAATGAATTAAGATATTGGACGGTATTAACTGACAATGAAAAATTTGGGACTGATAAATCGTATACACTTCTACCATGTGATGGTGGAAATGAATATATAGATTTAAAAAATACACCAAATTTAATGAACAATGCAGATACCTTAGATAGAGGTAAACAAATATACTATAGAACAATATGGTCCGATAATGATTATATTAATAATGATTTTAGTGGTAAAACATTCTCTTCTTATTCGGAATATCAAAGAGGATTTGTTGGTAGCGGCGCAACTACTGATGATAGATTTGAAATGACAAAAAATTATAGAAAAATCTATGATCTAATTGCAACATTTAGTCCTAAAATATTAGATGAGTTTGAATCGATGTTTTTGGAATTCTCGTCTGCAAAAACACAACAAAATTTACAAATAATTGATTTTAACAGAGTACAATATTATAAATTTCAAGATTTATTAAAAGCAATTAGTAACATAGAAAAAAAATCCGATGATAGTAATCTAACATTATCTGAACTATTTACAGAACTAAGAAATAGACAAAATCTTAAACTCGAATATATCACCAAAAAAATATTATCAAATGATAATTTAATAAAATTAACAATTGGTAACTCTAAAGAATACGATACACATGTTTTACATGGATTTACAAAAATATCAAATACAGGTAGATTTGTGACAGGTGATTTTACGACATCACAATTAAATACACAAACACAAAATTTAATTAAATTATATGTAGGAGAAAATCCTGAATCATTATTAGCAACGAATTTATATGAAAACTTTTTCTTAACAAATAACATTGAAGTAAATGAACAAAATATATTAACATTTAGACCGTTAATTTATTTGTATTCAGGATTTGTCAACAAAAAAATTGAAGAATTAGGATCGTACACACCAACTAATGATGATTTCATAAATTACTTAAAGACAAATATTTTTGAAAAAAATTATAACGACAATCCATTTGATAGCAAAGGGTTTAATCAGAAAATAGATTTATACTTCTCAACTCTAACAAATAACTTTAAAAAACTAAGAGAAAAAAGAGAAGAGGATTTAACAATACTTGGTGGATATAATAACGATCCATTAAAAATTGAATTATATAATACGTTTAAATCGTTCAATGATAAGTGGATTGCCGGTAACTCTATTGGACAAAGAGTGTTGTTAGATGAATTTCTATTTTTAGATAGAGCAAATAGAGACATTGGAGACAGATATTATTTCAATTTAGATAGGATCGCACAATTAGACGATAAAAAAAATAAAAAACAAAGTCTTTACGGGTTAATATCAATTCTTTTAGATAAAACAGGATTTGATATGAGACCATTACCTGCATATGTTAATTTTTACGGAACTAATTTTTCATCTAAACCAAAATTAACACCATCTAAAAAAGTTGCGGAAAACATATTCGGTACATTTTTAGATGTTGATTATCAAGAATCGTCACCTAAAATTATTATTCAATATATTGGTAACACATCTAAGAGACCTGATATGTCGAGTGAAAAATATAATTTTACTGATGATAGTTTTAACATTGCGAATACAAATAACAATCCTATTTTAATCACAACACCAGAAGTTTTTAGAATTGGTGAACTATCCAAATCAAACAAAGCGGTTGCGTTTGAAATAAGTTTTGGAGATCAAAATCAAAGTATATTCAAAACCATTCAACTCGATCAACAATCAATTAAAAATACATCTGAATCCTTTGCGGTTTTAGAAAATTTAGGTAGATCTGAAAGTGGTGCAGGTGCATATAATGTAGACGTAAGTTTATATGATTATTATAAAACGGCATCATATAGTTGTTCAGTTACATGTATGGGGAATGTAATGATACAACCGACTATGTTCTTCTATTTAAAAAATGTACCCATGTTCAGAGGTACATATTGGATTACTGAAGTTTCACATAATATAAAAAATAATAATATAGTAACTTCTTTTAAAGGTACAAGAATTCCATATACTAATTTACCCGACCCAAAAGATTCATTCTTATCAAGTTATAGAGTATTCTTTGATAAGTTAATGAAAAAAGCGGTAAGTAGAGTGGATGCAAATAGTAAAACAAATACATCGACAACAAAAAACATAACAGTAGACGGAATAAACTACTCTGTGGATATTATTAAACAATTACCAAATGAAAATTTTGTATCGGCATCTTCTTTAACAAGTTACGGTATTCCATTTAATGGATTCAATAACGAGAGATACATTCAAATGGTTAACCATGATGGTAAGGATTGGTTGAGAGCTGCGGTTGTGATGATGGGAGGTTCAAATTATTCTATTTCACCAAATACGCACATGTCATTGATTGATAAATTATCAGAAACCACACCATTTACTATAATAAAACCCAAAGAATTATTATGGAAAGACATACAAAATTCGGGTCAATTATTTTATTCAAGTAAATTTAAATTAGGTGGTGCGGTTACGGCTAATAGTATTTTACAATTAAAAACACTATTTTATAATCCACAAACAAAAGGACCGATATACACACTCGAATCTGATTTTCAACTTGATGAAGATGCTGGACCAAGAAGATTTAAAGGACCTATCGATGTCGGACCAACAGGAATATATGGAATTGCAATGTCAAAAGAATTAATGAAAGAATTGAATATAGATAAAGAGGGTGATATTATATATTTCAGACTTGAGTAGAAAAATACATTTATTTAGATATTTATTATAAAAAAACTATGAGTAACTTAAATATACATAATTCTTTGGATCAATTTTTAAATCCTAAGAAATATAAGGTTATTTCTAATGACAGTATGTCTCAAGAAGTTTGTGATTTACAAACAGGTGAATGTTATGTTATTAGATCTAAAGATGGTATAGTGGAAAGAATAAATAAAAAATATATTACCGAAGACGGTAGACAACTTTTACAAGATTAATACTATGAGCTTAGAAAAAAAATTACACGAAGAATTACAGCGTTATAAGGAAATTAACAACTACACTAAGAAATTAGTAGTAGAACAAGACGCACCTCCTCCCCCTCCCCCTGTTGGTGGTGAACCAACAGACGCAGCGGCGGATACCGGAGGATTAGATACACCCCCACCACCACCTCCATCTGGTGGAATGGATACCCCTCCATCATCTTTAGGTGAAACCACACCTTCAGATACCGAAGAAATAGATATTACTGATTTAGTTAATATGACTAAAAGTATTAAAAAGGATATCGAAGATAATAAACAAGAACACGGAACTGTTTTAAGTCAGATGGATGCGGTGTTTTCTAAATTAGATGATTTAGAAGCTAAATTGGGTCAAATGGATTCAGTTATAGCTAAAATAGACGAATTGGGATCTAAGGTTCAAGATATGAAACCTCATACACCACAAGAAAAACTTGAATTGAGATCATTGGATTCTTATCCATTTAACCAAAAACCTCAAGAATTTTTTGCACAAAAGCAAGGCGAAATGCAAATGACCGGTAAAAATGAATACGTATTAACAAAAGATGATGTTGAAAACTATTCAAAAACCATAACACAAACATTTAATCCCGAATTAGAAAAAGATGAATTTAAATTCTAACGTAAATTTACTATTAGGGTTACACGCTCAATTAAAAGTATTTCATTGGCAAACTAAAGGTTTTGCGAGACATGAAGCATTTGCAGATATTAGATTAACAGATCAAATAGATCCTAAGGATACCAATCTTTTAAATTTAAGAGATGAGTTATTAGGTGCAGTTCAAAAATTAAAATATCTATTAACCTTAGAGTAAAAATATTTTTAAAAAATTTGTAACCCGGAATTTTCTTTCCGGGTTTTTTTATGTATATTATATCTATAACTTATTATTAATTTAAATTTCAATTTTATGTCAACATTTGATGCAGTACTTGCACAGTACGAGAAAAACAAACAATCCGCAAGCGGTAACGGAAACAAAGTTTCGCAAGAAGACAGAATGAAAAAGTATTTCACTACTGTTCTTCCTAAAGGTTCTAAAGGTGAAGAAAGACGAATTCGTATTCTTCCTACTACAGATGGTTCCTCACCATTTAAAGAGGTTTATTTCCATGAAATTCAAGTGGACGGTAAATGGGTAAAATTATATGACCCAAAACAAGAAGGAAAACGTTCACCATTGAA